CCCGACGTAGTGGCGACGCAGGAGCGCGTAGTAACGAAATTTAAAAAAATAGAAGTGCCGATCAAAGACGCAGAGTGCGAGAGAAAACTAAGATACTACGAGGAGCTGATAAATGAAGCCGGGAAATAGAACAGTTCGGTATTTCCGAACAGTTGCCCCGATAGCTATTTGTGCGCTATTTTTCGGCGGGTGCGCAAGAGAGCCGCAAATCATCACAAAAACAGTCTATCAAGAAGTGAGAACGCCCGTTGCATGCCTTGCGAAAATGCCGGAAAAGCCAAAATTCGAGGCAAACGACCCTCAAAGCGCACGCGAGCTAATGGAGTATTTCAAAACCTGCGAGGAACTTTTAAAGGGGTGCGTAGATGAGCGAGCTGGTAATTAAAGCTAAAAAATTTTGGCTAAGTAAAAAGGCTATTATCGAGATCATCTTGTCGATCTTGCTTATGTGGCTAGTCACGATGTAAGAGGGCAAGGATGGATAATGTAATAGAGGAGATAGGGCTTTATTTTTGGGTCGTTTTGGTTGGGCTAGTAGGCGGGCTGCTAAACTTAGCAAATAGCAAGAAAAAGGGCGCGCAAAGGCTCATAAATGCGCTAGTAGGTACTGCTAGCTCGATGTTTGTATGTTGGCTAGCGTATGAAACAACGTTTTATTTTACGCAGGCACCCAAATTCTCGCTAGCAGTGGGCGGATTTTTCGCGTGGAGAGGCGCGGAGTGGGCTACCGCGATGATAGATAAAGCCGTAGAAAAAAAGATAGAAGGGCTAAACGGCAATAGCTACGACTACGGGGACTACGGTGGAAGTTTTAGGCACGAGGAGCGGGAAGATGACAAATAGCGAGATATTGCAGGCGGTGCAAGGCGGAATTACTTCCGCCGC